GAGGGCATGGAAATATCACAAGAAAGAGCAGACATGTTACTACTTGAAGATGTAGAAATATTTGAAGAGGCTGTAAACAAACTTGTTGAAGTTTCATTAGAACAAAATCAATTTGACGCTTTAGTTTCTTGGACATTTAATCTTGGATCAACTAATTTGCAAAACTCTACTTTGTTAAAAGTATTAAACAATAAAGATTATGAAGGAGTGCCTTCACAAATTAAACGCTGGAACAAAGCAGGTGGTGAAGTTTTACAAGGTCTTGTAAGAAGGAGAGAAGCAGAAGCATTATTATTTGAAGGCAAAGAATGGCATGAGGTATAGCTATGCCATTAACTAAATTACAATTCAATCCTGGTATTAATAAAGAAATGACTGACCTTATGAGTAAAGGCGGTTGGACAGATGGCAATTTAGTTAGATTTAGAAAAGGATTACCAGAAAAAATAGGTGGTTGGGAAAAAGCAACTGATACATCTTACTTAGGTACAGGCAGGGCATTACTAGGTTGGGTTGCTTTAGATGCAAGTAAATATTTAGGACTTGGCACCACTTTTAAATATTATATAAAACAAGGCTTTAATTTTGATGATGTCACTCCAATAAGATCAACCACAAGTGCTGGTGACGTAACATTTTCTGCAAGTAATGGCGATGCAACAATAACAGTTGCAGATACAGGTCACGGTGCTGTGCAAAATGATTTTGTTACATTTAGTGGTGCATCTAGTTTGGGTGGAAACATTACCGCTGCTGTTCTTAATCAAGAGTATCAAATTGCAACCGTAGTAAATGAAAATAGTTATACTATAGAAGCAAAAGACACATCTGGCTCTACAGTTACTGCTAATTCCTCAGATAGCGGTAACGGTGGTTCTTCTGTTGTAGGAGCTTATCAAATAAATGTAGGGCTAGATGTTTTCGTAGCATCAACAGGTTGGGGAGCTGGTTCTTGGAGTAACGGTACTTGGGGCTCAAAAACTGAACTAACAGAAACTGGACAGTTAAGATTATGGTCACATGATTCTTTTGGTGAAGATTTAATTATAAATCCAAGAGCAGGCAGTATTTATTATTGGGATGAAACTAACGGAACAAGCACTAGAGCAGTAGAATTAAGTAGTTTAAGTGGTGCAAATCTTGTACCAACTAGAGCGTTGCAAGTCATAGTAAGTGATGTTGATAGACACGTTATAGTTTTAGGTGCTGATCCGATTAGTGGTAGCTCAAGAACAGGTGTTATAGATCCTATGCTTATAGCGTTTTCAGATCAAGAGAGTGCAACTAATTGGGAACCCACTGCTACCAACACAGCAGGCTCGCTAAGACTATCATCAGGATCACAAATAGTAGGTGGTATAAGATCAAGACAAGAAATACTTATTTGGACTGATACATCTTTATATAGTATGCAGTTTATAGGTGCACCTTTTACTTTTGGTGTTAATCTTATAAACGAAAATGTAGGACTTATATCTCCTAATGCAGCTATAAACGCACCAGACAGCGTGTATTGGATGGCAAGAGATGGATTTTATACCTATTCAGGATCAGTAAAAAGATTGGTATGCAGTGTGTTAAATTATGTATTAGATGATTTTAATTCATCTCAATCATTTAAAACCATAGCCTTTACAAACAAAGAGTTTAATGAGGTTGGTTGGTTTTATTGCTCATCTTCCTCAACTGAAATAGATAGATACGTAACTTATAACTATTTAGAGGGTGCTTGGAGCATAGGTAATTTATCAAGAACAGCTTGGCTAGATGAAGGTGTATTTAATAAGCCAAGAGCAACAGGTAAAGACAGTGGCACAGGATACTTATATGTGCATGAAGACTCTGACGATGATGATGGATCACCTATGGATAATGTTTTTATAGAGTCAGGCGATATAGATATAGAAGATGGGGACAGTTTTGGTTTTGTTAGTAGAATTATTCCTGATGTAAAGTTTTTTGGTTCGTCTGCATCTGGTGGTCAAATAAACTTTGTTCTTAAAACTCGTAACTTTCCGGGCGATACTTTAACCACTAATTCAACAAACGATGTTACTAGCTCTACGCAACAAAATTTTACACGTGCTAGAGGCAGACAGCTAGTTCTTAGAGTTCAATCTGATGATGACGCAGCTACAGGAGTGCGAACAGGTTTTAGATGGAGGCTAGGCTCTAGTAGAATAGACGTTAAAACAGATGGTAGAAGGTAGTGGCTAAACTACTTGAAACAAGACTACCTCAAGCAAATGGCCAAGTAGAGGCAAATACTTTTAACAGATTAATTAGAATACTTGAAATAAATTTAGGTAAATTTGATCCAAACTCTACGCCACAGTTTAGCGATTCTGAAATATCATCTTTAAATTTTAACGCTGGTGATGTAATATGGAATACATCTATTGATGTTTTACAGGTTTATACTGGCAATCAATGGATACAGTTACATACTCCAAGCAACGCACAAGGCTTTGAGATAACTGCATCAGTAGGATCACTCTCTGTTAAAACCAACGGAGATATATCCATCAATATAACTGCAAATTAAATATGAAAAAATTATCTGAAGGAAACAAAGGGATACAGGCACTAGCAAAAGAAAACCCTGCCTTAGTAGAAGACAAGTTTGGTTATGATGTGCCAGGCTATTTTATGGGTGGTATGCCAGGTGTTGATGAGGCCGTTGATGAGGCTCAAAAAGATTTAGAAAAACAAAATAAACTAGAAAAATTAGGTGAAATACTTTCAATGATAGGAGAGTCATCAGACTTTACTCCTTTGGTAAAACCAAGAAAAATTGCAGGAATAGAAGCAATTATACCTAAGATAAGAAGACCAGAAATGATGCCACAAGGTTTTAGAAGAGGCGGTATGACTGGTGGTATAGGAATGTATGAAAGAGATTTTATCTTTGATGATTTTGATATAAATGATTACATAGAAAATATTTTAGGTGGAGATACAACACAAGAGCTAACGGAAGAACAAATAGCAGAGCAAGAAGCACAACAAGCAGCCATGAGATTAGCAAAAGGTTACGGTGCATCTGGTGCTACAGGTGGCAGTAGGTATAGTGGAACTACTCCAGGCACAGATATAACTATAAATGCACGATCAGAAAATCCTGCTGTTTACAAATTTTACCCTAGTGAAGTCTCAAAACTTTACTCTCAAATAAAAGGCACGCCATTCTCTCCCTTGGTGGCACCGCCTAAAGAAGCAACCTTTATTGATGATCTACAACCAAGAAGAATTACAAGTCAACTGTATGCTAAAGACGGTAAATTTGTAGATAGAAGTGAATTAATTACAGGCCCTGGTGGAGAGCGAGGCGACAAAATACCAGCCATGTTAAGTGATGGAGAGTTTGTTGTAAATGCTGCTGCTGTAAGAGGTATAGGTTTACAGGCTGGTGCAAACCCAGAAGACGAATACGAACAAAGATTACTCGGAGCTCGTAAAATGTACGAAATGCAAAAAATTGGAGAAGATTTTGCTAACAAGCTGACATGAGTTTAGTATTAGAAACTGTAGTTCCTAGTGCTGAAAATGGTAAAAAGATTGCAAAATTTTTATCTGAAAATTTTTGGACAGAGCACTCTTTATCAGGAGAGCGGTCTCCTGAAATAGATTGGTCAAGGGCTTCTGCTCACATAAATCATTTTATGTTTGAAGGTATTGTGTATAATGTGAGTGATGGCGATAAAATCGTAGGTAGTATAGCTGTCGCACCTGATAAACATTGGTGGTCAGCAGAAGAATATGTAGGAGATGGATGGTTTTTTGTTTTACCTGAATACAGAAACCTAAAAGATCAAACATCGCCTTCACATCTTTTAATAGATGCAGTTATAGATTATGCTAATAAACTAGAAAAGCCTTTAATAATGGGCGTGTTTAACATACATGGAGTTGAACGAGCTAAAAAATTATTTAATAAAAAAGGCTTCCACCAAATAGGTGGTATGTATTATAGGAATTAATTAAATATGTGTCTTAGTAAAACAAAATCAGCACCACCAGCAGATATTATAACCACCCCCCAAACTGGTTATTCTTTTACTTCTCCTTATATTGAAGACTATTCAAGAAGAATACTAGCTTCTTACTTTGGATCGCCTGGTGAATATGAAGGTTTAATATCAAGACCTAGAGATATACCTATAGAACAAACAGCAGGTCTTACACCACTACAAATACAAGCACGACAAGCCTCACAAGGCTTAGGTCAATTTATGCCTTTCATAGATCAAGCTAGAGGCATGATAGAAGAAGGTGCTGGAACTGTATCAGGTGGCATAGGTGCATTACAAAGAGCAGAACAAAGTGGCATAGGTGCAACTCAAATGTTTGATCCTAGCAGTGCATCAAGATTTTATGATCCATACGAAGATCAAGTGGTGCAACAAACACTTCAAGATATAAATAGAGCAGCAGCACAACAAGACATAGGATTGCGTGACAGAGCCATAAGCCAAGGTGCGTTCGGTGGATCAAGGGGCAGAATAGCCCAAG